TATGAACTAAGCTTTTCTATAGATAAGCCACAAAAGACTGTAGATGTCCTTCAGAACATAGCACAAAATACAAATTTCTTTTACAAGACTAGTATCAGCAGCTCAACGCCTACTGTGGTGGGCATATTAAATTCATACAGTGAGGCAGATAAAACAATATTTGTTGATTACATAGAGTCTTATAAATTCAGCAAAACTAAAATAGAAGACCTTGCGATTAAATGTAGGGTTAAGTATGGCTATGATTATATTTCAGAAAGCTTTAAGCATGTAACTGAAGAAGTCATATCTCCAAACATCGAAGATTATAAGGCTTTTTATGGACTTACTACTGAGCAAGTAGAAGGCGATGATTTTCTATTAGAACATGAGGCCCCATATATTCAAGACGAGCCTACAGCTCTCTTGCTTAGAAATCATTTACATGAATTACATAAAAATCAGCACACTGTTGTAGACTTTAAACTTAATCTATCTCAGGGCTTTGAATTAGAGGTTGGAGATACTATAAATTTTGCGACTATAGGTGATGGGGATTATACTTCATTCTTCTCTCCTTATGGGGTAGATATTATGACATTATCAGGCCTACCCTATCTACAGTCTTTAGAGGGAGAGGCTCAAGCAGTCCTTCCCTTCTTTGTAATAACTGAGATTAACAAAACAATGAGTAGCGTTTCGATTAAAGCAACACAGCTACATGCTCTTGAGGGTGCAGTGCAAGCTCCAGACCCAGATCCAGATGATGATGATGAAGAAGAACCACCAGAATTAATCCAAACTCCTGGGGATGTTTTTATAGATGGGGTTCCATATCAACAAACAGATTATGATATGATGCTTTGGCATTGCTTTCATCCTGGTGACGCAAACCTAAGTGAACAACAACTATTAAATGGAGATTTGAATTTAGATGGCAACGTAGATCTCCAAGACTGTATATTATTCATTAATCACATTATAGAAAATATGGGCGATAGCTATTCCCTTGGAGATTTAGATGGCGATGGATATGTAACAGAAAATGATGTTGATTTGGCACAAGCATATGTAGAGGACCCAGTCTCAAATCCACTTAGCTTAAATCAAATTGCAAATGCAGATATTGACAAAAGTGGGCATGTAACTCAAGATGACGTTGAGCTAATAGTAGGAATGGTAAAGCCTATTCCTGATCCAGAAGTAGACCCTATGGGTGATGCGATAATCGACACTCAATTTGATGGAACATTTGGCTCCTATTCTACTACATATGAAGATGGAAAAATTATAATAAATTTTTTCGATGCTGGTGCTGTTAATGAACAACTCCAAACCATCAACAGTGTACTGGAAGAATTACAATCAAGCAATGAAACCTTAATTGGTGCGATAGTAACATTCCAACCAGTTCTAACTGGAGTTTTAGAATCTTGGCCACATTATTTTTGGCTTGGTGCTGCTGGTAATTACGAGATAGAAAGCATAGAGCCTATTGGTGGGCCACCAAATCAGATCAGAGTCACATTAGATGCAGGTGTACTTGATGGCACTAATTTAGACGATATTGGCCCTGGAGTTGGAGTTGGCGATTTAAATGATTTTAATGTTGTACTTTCTGGAACTCCAATTTCAATAGACCCTGATGCTGATGGAGATGGTTTTGTTGAGCTTATTTCGACTAGACATAATCATGAAGCAAATGGACTTGATGATGATGTTGGGTCTTGGAGTTTTAGTAGTGGTCTACAATATAACCCATACGATTCAATACTTACAGGGGCAGATAATACTATTCTTCCAGGTGCTACATGGCCTGAACTTATAGATCAAGCATCAACGCAACTGCTGAGTCCAATGTCAGAGATATATTTTAAACTTAATGTTACATACAACCAAGATTACGAAGAGCATACTGGTTATACTCCTAATGAAGATGAAATGAACAAAATAAATAGATGGCTAATGCTTAATGGAACATATTTTAGGATTAGTGGCTATAGCGATACTTTTTTGAGGCTTAGCTGGAGTACTTGCTTAAATCAAGATGGTGGAGAAACGCAGTGGGATTACTTTCCAGACTATGTAGTAGGATTATTACAGCTTTATCCAGACGAAGCAGGTACTACCATCAGCATAAGTCAATCAACTTTTATTTTAAATGATCTCGAAAATTATATTATTTTTACTTTATCTTATCCAGTGGATTGGGATGAATAGTTTAATACAATATCAAAACCATGTAGATTTTGACTCTAAAGGGCTTATCCTTTTTATGGAAATAGAATATTCTGGAAAAATGACTATTGATGTAAATGTCAAAGTTAAAAAAGCAATTTTGACTGGCAACAAGATAAGATTTTACTTCTTCCCAGATACTCAAATTCAAGATACTTTGTTTACATATAAAGGCTATATAAACATAAAGAAAGTTAAATGCTTTGGTGGAGGTAGAAAATCAACAGCATCAATAAAATTAATAGACCAAACTTTTGCTAGAATATCAGATAAGTGGAACGAGTCTGAAGATAAATGGGAGTCATACGATGCTCACATAAATATGCTAGGAGAAACAAGGAGAAGCCTTACTTATGAATATAGAGGCATAACAATTAAAAGAACACCAAAATTTAGAAGGAAATAGAAATGGGACTAAGCGATACAACTTATAGTGTACCAGGGACACCTCGTGTATATGTTGATAATTTTTTACTAGCACGAACCCTTGGGATGAGAATGAATATTGGAGATTTTCGTGCAGTTGATGCTGATAGCCCTGGCAGCCCACCTGATGGCAATGATTATATATATTTGGGGGGCGAGCTAGCGCAGCGAAGATTATTATGGGACATGGATCCTGTAAGGTATAATACTTTTGTACACCCTGGTGGAAATAGGGAAAAGTTGCAGACAGAATTTTTTACACTCCAGCTTGACCAGGATAATATGAAACCATTTCTAAACCTAATGCACACTTCTAATTACGCAGCAGTATTAAATCACAATTTATACAGTGGTTCTGACCAGACTGTACAAATAAATCTCGACTATAATGGCGATATTAACTCTATCGCAACAACAGATATTGTTGGAGGTTTTGGGCAAGATATAGATGAGGATGGATTTATTATATCAAAAATTAGTTTAAATGGTGATGATGATGAAGAACTCGATCAATTTGATTTTAGTATAGTTCCATCAGATGGTAGCTATCTAAGTGAGTCTTTTGAGTATAATATTGGATGCTTTTCTATTGGGACATACCTTGACTTCCCTGTAAGTCCAGACCTTAGCGTTAAGATAGGATACTCTCATGAGGGCGTACAAAGCAAGAGAACTATAGGAGGAAAGGACTTGACTCACGTTTCTTACTCTGGCTCACCAAATTGGGGAAAATTACCACCATTCACAACATCAGAAGCGAGCGCAACTAATTTCCAAGGGTCTGAATTTACAGGAAGGAAGACTTGGGATATGAAATTTTCCTATGTAGATAAGACTGATATGTTTAATCGTGCGCAATCTGGAAGCTCGGCAGGCTCTTATTTTAGGATACTAGAGACAGGAGGTGGGGGTTTTCAGGTTGATGGGTTCAAGTATGAGAACTCTATAGTAGGCACATATCTTTCTAGGACTATGGGGGGCAAGTTAAAGCACATCTTACAGCCAGATAACACAAAAAAAGAATTTTACATGGTAAAGCTAGACCAAAAATCTACAAGCATAACCCAAGTAGCCCATGGCGTATTTGAAGTTTCTTTTAAGTTCGTTCAGGTTTGGTAGGCTTATATAGCTCTAATTCGTCTTTTAACTGCCGATATCTGCGCATTTCTGCAAGATAATCCTCATACCTAAGTACAATGTAGGCCTCGCCTCTATTCTCTCTAATAACGTGGCTATCTATAGCATCATTTTTAGGAAAAATATACTCTGGTAATCGCTTTCTTATCTTGCATTGAACGTGCATCTCATCATTATATTTTTTATTACCTATAACAACATCAACCTCAGCATCAAGGCCTAATGATCTGCCATCAGATGCCCATGCACGCTTACCATCTATCTCAAATAATTCTGCCTGCTTTACTACGTCTCTCTCGAACTTATTGCCCTTAATCTTCGATGGGTGGCTCATCTTCATCTCCTATATAACATAAATAAAACGCATTACACTTACTGCAACTTAAATTACTTACAATCCCTTCACCTTCCTTACCATAATCTTCGTAGGTGTGGTCGCCACCCCATATAACCTCGCTATTACAATGCCAACAATTCATCACTTACCCCACTTATTAGCTAAAAGTGTTAAAAGAATGTTTGCATAGTTCATTATGTCAATGCAAGTATCCTCTACAGACTCATTAGCAGCAGACTTATCGTCTTTATAGAGATTTATAAGGCGACTCAGTTTGTCATTCATTCTTATAATAACACCCAACTGGGCTAACCTATTGTTGTTCTGCGAACTATCGGATGTGGAGGAAAGGTCTAAGCCCAGTCGGATGTTAGAGTCGCCATAATCATGTTGTTTTCTGCACCATAATTGGTACGCTTTATCAAAATTGTTTAAAAGTTCATTTGTACATTTAGGGTACTGCTTTTCCATTTCTTTTATCATAGTTTCTCCCAAGGTATTTTATAATATGCTTTTCCATTATCTTCATAGTAATCTATACTGCAACTGGCAGTTATTTCTGTTATTTTATCAAGCTCAACTATTTTATGCTCATTAAACTTACTAGAATAGCTAAAAATATAAAGTTTGCAGAGATTATTCCAAAAATTATAAGCTTTTAAGTCGCTTAACTTTAATTTTAGTATGTCAAAGCATCCTTTTGCCTCTAAAAAGTAAGCAGAGTCTCTAAATATCATATAATCTGGTGTGGATCTTAAATTCTCTGGAATTTTTATAAAATCTTTCGCAGGTACATCGTGTAAGCAGTCAAATCCATACCTAGTGTACAGAATACTGCTGTTTTTTAAATATTCTACGCATTTTTCCTCTGCTATATTGATTGTATTCCTTTTTTTAAAAGATTCAGTATAGTTAGGCATTATTTACCGAAATGTTCGTTAAATTGTTTCGCATTTTTAAAGGTTCCTTCTCTAATAGCGCACTTTTTGCAGATTTTTAGCTTCTTGGATGGTGTTAGAGGCAGCACTTCAAAGGTATGAAAGGCAAAACTCACCTCAAACATATAATAAGCCTTGCACATATCGCAGTTATACTCACTTCTTGGTAATTTTTCTTGGAGTCCATACATAAAAAGAGTGGCTACCCTGTTAAAATTTAACGATGAAGGAAAAGAAAGGATTGGAAAAACCTTCAAATGGGTAGCCTCCATAATATAATTAATTATCGAAGACTTTGGTAGTTATTTTATC